CTCGAAGGCCCAGCGCACGTTGTTGGTGTTCGGAGTCGCCGCAGCGTTGCTCCAATGCGTGTGGAAGTGGACGCTCGATCCCGGCAAGTAATCGTGCGGAACGTGGTAGACGATGTAGACCTCGTTCATCAGCGTCTCGCTGAACTTCCACGCCTTGAACGTCGTGCCGGTGTACGTCGCGAATGACGGGTCGTTGGCGCCGACCGCGTACAGGTCGATCTGCCCGATGATGTCGCGCCAGCCGAACGTCGGGCGCGACTCCGGCCCGATCTTGATGCCCTCGCAACTCTCCGACGGGACGATCACCGAACTCACTTCGGCTCCCTCTTCTTGCCGGGCCGCTTCTTCATGGTCGTCACCTTGACGCCGGTAATCATCCCGCTGGCGCTGGTTTCGACATCGAGCTTGGTTTCCTTCACCATCCCTTCATCCGACGGCATGGCGATCACGATCGGCTGCGGAGGCTGGGCCTTCTCCTCCTTCTCGTCCTTGTCCTCTTTCTCTGCCTTGCGCTCCTCGCGTTCGGCTTTCATCTCGTCGCGGATTGCCTTCTCGGTTTCGCGCGAAGCCTTCTCGACCTCCTTCACGCGGGCATCTGCCTCGCGCACGGCCTCATCGGCGCGCTTGGCCGCTTCCTCGGCCGCGTCCTCGGCTTCGTCGGCGCGCTTGCCGGCCTCCTCGGCCACCTTCTGCGCGTCCTCGATCATGCGTTGCAGGTCGGCGAACTGCGCCTTGACGCCGTCGAGCGCGGTCTGGGTGTTGGCCTCCAGGCGCTTGGTTTCGAGCAGCGTGGCCTGCTCGGCCGCATGGCGCTCGTTCTCGGCGTTCTGCTCCAGCTCTGCGATCTCGCGCCGGCTGGCGCGCTCCTCGCGTGCCTTGATGAGGTCGGTCGCGTACTTGCGGTCGATCTCGGCGTTGCGCGTACTGGCGTCGTTCTTGAGCTGGAGAACCTGCTCGCGGAACTGGTCGACCAGCTTGCCGGTGTCCTCGCGCAGCTTGGCCACCTTCTCCTCGTACTGCATGCGGATCTCGGCGCCCATTCCAGCCATGTTGGCCTCGGCCGAGACCTTCGCCGCGTCAGCGCGGAGCTTCTCGATCTCGGCGGCCTGGCGCTGCACTTCGAGCGCGGCCTGCTTGAGCGACAGATGCTCGGCGAGCTTCGCCTTGGCAGCGGAGCGGCGTTTCTCGGCGTCGATCTGCGCTTCCTCCTCGGGCGAGAGCTGCTTGTCGCGCGGCTGCTTGCCGGTGATCTCGCGGATGGTCTGGATGATAGCCTCGGCGCCAGGCAGGTCGGCGTACTCCAGAATGTCATCGAGCAGCTTCAGCGTGATCATCGGATCGACACCGGCGAGCTTGCCGGCCAGATCCATCAGAACCTCGAAGGACGCCTGGCGCATCGACTCGCGGAAGTCCTGCGCGGAGACGATGAAGTCGGCCTGCGTCTTGGTGATGTCGTTGAGCAGCGCCGGGTTGCCGCTCTCGTCGGTGCCGGGCTCGTTGATGGTCAGGAAGTCGTAGCCGCGGCGCTCGCCGATGACGCGGATCTTCTTGGTCATCGTGAGGAACTGCTCCGACAGCGAGAGCATCTTCTGCCCATGCACCTGGGTCGCAAAGCGCAGGTTGTCGAAGTAGTCGGTGGTGACCGTCGATCCCTGGTCTTGCCTGGCCTCGATCGCCACGCCGCTGATGGCGTTGGTCTTGCGCCCCATCAGCTCGTCGGTGACGCCGCCGGTGTTCTGGATCATCCTGGCGTCGACCTCGGCATAGCTCATGTGGTCTTTCGCCACCTGAGTGTCGGTGTCCAGCTCGAAGCGCATCCCCGGCTTGACCACGAACACGCTGTCGGGCCGCGCCGCCTCCTCGCGCACCTCGTCGATGTCGTCGACCGCGCCCCTGTCCATGAACACGCGCCGCGTGGATAGCGCGTGCAGCGCCTTCGACATGCGTTTGTTGAAGTCCTCCTGCGGGTCGCGCTGCAAGCGCGGCATGCCGTAGGGCTGGCCGTCACGGTCGCGCCGGTTGCCCCAGATTGGCGTGAATGGGAAGTCGTTGTGGCGGTACGGACTGGGGACGTCCTGAAGGAAGGTGCCCTTGATGAAGATGCCGCAGCGCATTCTCATGGCCACGCGCTCGATCATCGAGCAGGCTTCGCGTTGCACCAGCCAGGAGTGGTAGTCGTCGTTCGGATCGAAGATCGCGCCCGCCAGCGGGCCGCCGACGAGGAACGTCATGCGCTCCGGCATGCGGTACCACATCTCGTAGATCTTGACCCGCTCGCGCCGGTTGAACAGCATCGAGGTCGAGTCGATGTAGGTGTGCTTGCCGACGGCCTCCGCGAGCTGGCGGTCCTTAGAGGTCAGCAACTGGCCCAGGTACCACTCGTCGGCGTCCTGGTAGTCGCCCAGGTCCGACTGCACGGACGCCGATCGCAGCGCCTCGGCCTTGTGCGGGAAGATCTGCTCGGCAATGTCGAGGTCGACCCACTTCTGACGGATGACGTAGCGCGCGTCAGCGAGGTCGCGGTCAAAGCCGAACGAATCGTAGAGCACGTTGCGCCACGACTCGTAGCGATCGAAGATCAGCTCCTTGGTCGGGTCGGAGCGAATGCCGCACTCCAGCCATCCGATGCCCACCTTCACCGCATCCTCGAACGCACGCGAGCGCGAGAACACGCTCTTGTTGACGTCCGTCAGGTACTTCATCAACTTCGTCTTGTTTTCCGACTCGTTGCGATCGTCGTCGGAGCGCGGGTAGACCTTGAAGTCGATGCGCGTGCGCTTTTCCGTTCCGGTGACCCACTTCACCGCCGGCTGGATCCAGTTGTAGACGAGCGGCGCCTGGCCACGCTCCAACAACACGGCCGCATCTTCGTCGGACCATTGCAGGCCGTCGTAGAAGTCGGCGTCGAGTGCCATCTGGTAGCGGTTGGGAGCTTGGCGGATGCGCTCGACCTCTAGCCACTCTTCGAGCTGACGCAGGCGCTTGAGCGCAGCCTCGGTGTTGAGCAGGTCGACAGCCGCAGGCTTGCCGGCTTGCACCGGGCGCGGTGGCCGGAACTCGGCCGAACTGCGGATGTTGACGAGCTTGCCCATGTGCTAGTGGACCCCGTGAGTGATGAGGCTGAAGCGCGCGTCGTCTGTCTGCACGATCTCGATCTCCGGAGACGCCTGGCGCATCTGCTCGGGGAACGGCTTCATGTGCAACAAGTAGGAGAGGCAGTCGTTGACGAAGAAGAACAGGTTGTTGTGCTCGTAGCGGCTGTAGGTTCCGCGGAACAGCTCCGTCCACTCCTTAGTCACGCGCCACAGATAGCCGTCGTCGTCGTACTTGTACAGCTCATCGAGATAGGCGACGGCGACCGGCGGGCTCTTGCCGTTGCGAGCCGACATCTGGTGGTAGAACACCATGCACGCCTTCTCGTCGTCGTCGTACTGGAACCAGCACCCGATGCCATCACGCTGCATGTGGTGCCTGGCCGTTGGTCCGCCTATCTGCATTGCCTCTCCAATGAAAAGCCCGGCGCGTGGCCGGGATAATTCGTCGCTCGACAGCGGGGTTCCTGCTCGAATGTATGGGGCAGCGGTCCATCGACACCCCGTAGAAGCTCGCCCGATCGCCTGACGCGATCCCATGAGCCCTTGGGAGAGGCGGATGCTCGCCGCCAACCCAGGCAGACCGTTGATCTTGGCCCCTTACGGGGGCCATTCGCTGCGGCACCCATATCCGCAGGGTTAGGGTGTTGGGTTACCTACTCGGAGCAGTAGATCCGGTGGTGGCCGGTGGCGATCACGGTGCCCGTGGCCGGCGAGGTCGTGCCGGAGTCTACCGCATAGGTGAACGAGTTGGCCGCGGCGGTCAGCACGCGCGCCTTGGTCACGTTGAAGCCGGTCGTGGCCCCGGTGGCGCCGGAGATCGTCACGATGTCGCCGGCAAGGAATGCATGCGACACGCAGTTGAACGTCGCCGTACCGCTGGTCTGCGTGACGCTCGAAGCCGTCCTGGTCGTTGCGACGTTGGTCGTCACCCTGACGCGCAGATAGGGGAACGGGGCCGTGATGAGCGTGCCGACGCTCGTAGAGACGGCGCTGCCGATCGCCACCCAGTCTTGATCCAGCGGCGAGTCGATGACGCTGCCCTCGATCACGAAGCTGAACGTGTTGTTCGGGTTCTTGTGCGACACGATCATCGGCGTCTGCGAGTCGAGCGCGAGCGCAGAGCTGGATCCCGTCGTGGACGAGTTGAACAGCTCGGTGATGATCCCCCGTCGCTGCGGGTTGTTGCGGTAGTTGATGAACGACATGCTGTCTCCTTAGAGGGTCCGCCAGTTGTTGGTTCTGGCGGCCCGCTCGATGCGGCGAATCTCGCGCGGCGATGCTTCAGCGAAGCGTTGCATCATGAACGCGTAGCGTGTCGCGCTCATGAGGTCGTCGTTGATTTTGACGATCTTGCCTTCCTGCCGGTGGTAGAACCGGAACTCCTCGAACCACTCAGCCAGGTCGGCGCAGACGAAGAACCGGCCCGACAGCATGAGGTCGAGCATCTGCTGCACGCCGGCCTCGACGCCATTGCTGCCATCGACGAAGGTGGCCTTCTCCGCGGTCAGGTTCAGCCCCTGTGCGCGGTACGCCTCGGCGAGCTGGATGCCGCTGCCCTTGTCGTGCTGTAGCCCATCATGCGGCCAGGCCCAAGGCAGCCACGGCATGTCCCAGGCGCGCAGCGCAGCGGCGAACGTGATCGGCGTTGCCTCGCGCTGCCGGAACGCGCGCGTCACGAAGTAGCGGTCGTGATCGCGATCGATGCACAGCTCGATGGCCGCGGTCGGGTGATCCCAGCCGAAGTCGA